TCACATCAGCCGCCGGATGCCGTCCTCCCAGGCGACCTGAGGCTGCCAGCGGGGGGCATCGTTGATGCCGACGTAGCGTTGGGCATCGCCACGTCGGACGCCGCCGAACTCGTACCGCAGACCGAGGAACTTCGCCATCTGCTCCACGGTGACCGCGTTCCTCTCGCCGCCGCCGACATCCCAGGTCTTGCCCACGAACAGGCTGGGGTCCTCGACCATCTTCTGGAAGAGGTTGACGAGGTCGCTGACGTGGAGGAGGTCGCGGACCTGGCTGCCGTCGCCGTTGATGGTGATGGTGATGCCCTGGCTCTTGGCCTTGAGGAACCACGCGACCCAGCCGCTCTCAGTGCTGCCCTCCTGGCCGGGGCCGTAGATGGTGCCGGGGCGCACGATGATGACCGGGACGCCGAACGAGTCTTGGTAGTCCTTCGCCCACAGTTCCACCATCCGCTTGGCGGCACCGTAGGGCGTCTGCCCGTCGCGTGCTTTCACCGACGACACGACGACGATGGGGACCATCCACTTCCTTGCGAACTCGATGACGTTGGCGCCAGCGATGACCGTGTCACCGAACGTCCCCATCGGGCGGACAAGGGAGCCTGATGTCGAACAGGAGGCGGCGAGGTGGACGATGAGGTCGGCCCGATGCGTCTCCCCGACGCTGTCAGCGACGTTAGGGCGTGAGAGGTCGATGCCGGTCACCTTGTCCGCCCCGATGACCTTGTGGTCAAGGGCGAGCAGGCCCTCGACGGTGTGCTTCCCGATGAAGCCAGCGGAGCCGGTGACGAGAACCTTCTTCCTCACCCCACGATGCCTTCGTCGCGGAAGTAGTCCACGGTCACTTGCACGCCGTTCTCGAGGGACGTGAGCGGGTGGTCGAGCTCGAGCACCTTGTCGGGGTCCGCGAGGACGATGGAACCCTTGTCCTCGCCGGGTCGCATGGGGAGGTACTCGATGGTCGACCCGGGCACGTTACGGGCCACCTCCTTCGCGATGTCGTTGACGGTCGTCGGGCGCCCGGTCCCGGCCTCGATGGTGGGCTGGGCACCCTCCTGGTCGGTGAGTTCCCACGCCTTGACGAGGATCTCGGCCACGTCCTCGACATAGATCATGTCCATGATCTGCTCGCCGTCGCCGTAGACCTCGATGGGCTTGCCGTCGAGGGCACGGCAGACGAAGGAGGGCATGATCTTTCGGACGCGGCTGGGGCCGTAGGGCGGCACCGGGACCTGTCGCGGCCCGTAGGCATTGAGGGCGCGGACGACGGTCATCCGCGACCCCCGGAAGCGGTTGTACATGTCGCAGAACCGCTCGATGGTGTTCTTCGTGATCGAGTAGGTGTTGTTCATCCAGTAGTTGCCGACCGCGATGTTGACGAGGGGCACGTCGTACTGGGCGCACGCCTGGAGGATGTTCAGACCCCCGAGGATGTTCGTTTCAGCAGCAGGGAGCGGGTTCTCGATCGTCTCCTGTGTACCAAGCACTCCTGCGAGGTGGATGACCCCATCGACATGGGCCACTGCCTCGGTGACGAGGGTGCTGTCCTTGATGTCCCCGAAGACGACCGGCTGGGCGATCTTGGTGTAGACCTGTTTGCGCTGTTCTCGATCGAGGATGATCGGCTCGTATCCACGGGATCGAAGCTCCTCTACGACATAGCTGCCGATGAACCCGGTGCCACCGGTCACAAGAACGTGCTGCATCTCTGCCCTCCTGACATGAAGAAAGAGGGGGCCGGCACTGGGCCGGCCCCCGTCGACTAGGCCTCGTCGTACGAGTAGTTCACGGTCTGCTGGGTCCAGTTGCCGGGGGAGGCGTCGGACCCGACCGCGAGCTGCATCGCGAGGTATCGAGTGTAGTCGTTGGTGTTGGTGTAGGAGGCGTTGTCCCACACCGCCTTGTTGCCCGACGTGTAGGTCGTGGCATTGACGTTGGCGATGGTGGAGGTCGCGTTCGTGGCCTGCTGGTACGCGACGAAGGCCCCGGTGAAGTTCAGTGTGGTGGATGTATCCACCGTGCTGTTGAACCACACCTTGAAGCTCTGCACGTAGTTGGCAGGGGTGGCGGTGACCTTGAGACGCGCCCACTTCTCATAGCTGTTGGTGCCGACGGTGATCGGGTTCGCCTGCCGGTTGGCAAGCGAGTTGGTGAAGTTGTCAGCGGAGATGAGGTCGATGCCGGTCACCGAGTCGGTGACGGTCGGCGTGGAGCCAGTGGACACGCTCAGGACGAGAGTTGCAGCCATTGCTTAGTTCTCCTGCGAGTTATCCCGCCTGCCAGGAGACGAGGATGAGTCCGTGGACTGCCCCTCTGCTGGTGCGGGTTCGGGAAGGCTCACTTCGCGAGCCGTCGGGATGTCCTCAAGGAGGACGAGGCCCGGAGGCGTGTTCGCCATGAGCTTGTTGAAGGGGTTGGACTCGTCATCGGCGTCCCCGATGGGGGCGCGGCCCTCATCGATCCTCGCCTCGTTCACCGACTTGTAAGGCATGCCTGCGAGCGCCAGATCGTTGATCTTGGCCTTTGACATGGACTCCTTGATATTCAGCCGGGTGAAGCGGAACGCGAGGTTGTTCTCGGGTCCGCCGAGCGACTTGTCCCAGACCACTTCACGGGTGAAGTAGTCCTGCACGAGTGCGAGCAGTGGCCGCAAACCCTGGTCCTCGGTCATCTCCTGCTGGACTTCGCCTTCCGATCGATTGATGTCGAACGACATGCCGATGTCCTGCGGGCTGATGAGGTAGACCGCGCAGATCTTGCGGACGAGATACTCGAGCCACTCGTTGTACTGCATGTCTCGGTTGCTGGACCGGAAGGGGACGAACTTCGCCCCCTTGGTGCCACCGATGAACGCCATCGCGCCCTTGCCGGCCACTTCGTGCAGCCAGTAGGACTTGAACTCCTCCACCTTCTCGGGGCGTGCGCCCTCGCCCAGGTCGAGCATGCCGTCTGGAGCAGCCTGCGTGACCTGTCGGTGGTTGTAGAGGGAACCGGAGAGTTCCGCGTCGATCGTCTCCTTGAGCGTCTCGAGCGGGGAGAGTCCCAGGACGGAGTACGTCCTCGGGTTCGCCATGACGTAGACCATGTCGTCGTTGGCGAAGGGCACCTCGTACTGGGGGTGCGGAACCCACCAGTAGCGCGGCTCGTCGGGGTCACCGTCCCAGATGGTGCTGACCTTGATCTTGCCGCCATCGACGGCGTGAAGAGCGGCGAGGCCACCGCCCAAGGTGCGCTCCTTCTCGACCACTCCCGCGTCGAGGATGAGGATGTCCTCGATGATCGGCTCCACCCACGAGCGGAACGACTCGACCATCGGGTTGGGGCGGTCGAAGAGGTCGCGGAGCTTCTGCGCCTGGAGCTCGTCGTAGGGCTTCTTGTGGTTGAAGGGGACGATGTCCCACTCAGCCGAACTCACCTGTGACTTGCGGACGCTGGTGACGGCCCGGATCCACTCCGAATGCTCCGACCAGTTGCGGAAGAGGCCCACGGACGCCTTTGCGACCCGGCCCTTGTCCTGCATGACGAGGGCGGCGGTCCCTCCCGGCGGGAGGTTCTTCGGACTCGTGCGATATGAACGTGTGAGGAAGTTCGAGATCAGACCCATTAGCGCAGCCTCTTGAAGTGCGCCGCAAGGACAGCGTCTTGCTTGGCGTTGAGGAGGTCGGTTTCGACCTTCTTGTTGGCGGCGGCGATGGCCTGCTCGTAGGTCATGGTGTGGGTCTTGATCCCCACCATCATGTCCGCGAGGTAGTCCGCGACCATGCGGTTCCCGTCACGGAACTCGAGCTCGACGTTTTCGCGCATGATCACCTCCCTCTCAGGCTGCCGAAGAAGAACGTGTCCCCGCCAAGGTCCATCGAGTAGCCCAGTGCGTCCACGAGGTCGTCGTGGGCCTTGGGGAACGAGAGCAACTCACGCTCGAACTCGGTGCCATCGAGGGACTTGTGGTGGAACACCTTGTGGCCCTCGTACTTCGCGGCCACGGCCCGCGCTCTGGTGGTCTTGTCCACGTCCGCCTTCTTGCCCTCGATGGGGATCCGGGGGTACGTCTCCATGACCTCCTGGACGAGCGTCGACTGGAACTGGTTGTTCTCGCAGATGACCAGGTCGATGTCGGGGTAGGCCAGCCAGCCGTCGTAGATGAACTCCGCGTGGTGCGACTCCCGCTTGTCGCGGTAGGCGGAGAGGACGTAGAAGTCGCCCGTATCGATGTCCTCAGCGGTCACGACGCGGGCCGTGTAGTCCGCCCGCTCGCGCACCGATGAGGCGAGGTCCACGCCCATCTTCAGCCGGAACCGACCCCCTTCGGGGAGGGTGTCGAAGTGGTCGAAGGGGCCGTGGAAGATGTTGCCCTCGAGGAGGCCGCTGATGTCGTTCTGGTAGGAGCAGGCGAACATCGCACTGCCCATCTCCTCCTTCTCGCGGAGGAGGCGGTCGAGGGACCAGTACTCGGGCCAGTAGGACACCATGTCGCCCTTCTCGTCTTCCTGGATGGCCGACACGACGTGGGAGTCCCACCCGAACCCACCTTCGTGGATGGGGTCCATGAACTGCTCGTAGAGGTCGTCCTCGGCCCAGCGGGTGCCCACCACCACCGTGGCCCCGTCGGGGGCCAGGCAGGGCTTGAGGGTCATCTTGAACCAGCGTTCGACGTTCTCGCGGGCGTCCACGCTGTTGGTGTTCTCCTCATCGAGGATGTCGTCCATGAGGATGAGGTCGAACCGCTTGCTGATGATGGCGCCGCCGACGCCGACCGCGAAGAGGGTCACGTCCTTGGAGCCGTGCCACTTCGACCGCTTCTCGAGCCACTCCTTGTCGGTCCACTTGCCGGTGCTGGGACCGGAGTCGGGAAAGATCTCCCGGTGGGCCGGGTTGGCCTCGATGGTGTACTTGATGCCGCGACTGAAGTCCTTGGCCTGGGTGTCGGTATTCGACACCATGCCGAGGCGGATGTCGGGGAACTTCCCGATGAGCCACGAGCTCAGGATGGTGTTCACCCAGGTCGTCTTGGCACCACCTCGCGGCAGGAGGTAGACGGTGTGGTTGCGGGCGTAGATGGCCTCCAGCACGGAGGCGATCATGTCCTTGTGGTGCTGGGCCGGCTCGTAGCCGAAGACGTACTCCCCGTAAGCGAAGACCGCCTCTGGACCGTCAGTTCTCGCGAGTTCGATCAGTGCGTGGGAGCGGGCTTGACTGAGATGTTCCACCGAGAGGCCCGATGCCTCGAGTAGCTTCGATGAAGGCCCTGAGAGCTTCTGGCTCGAGGGGTCCGGTATCGACGGTGACACCAAGGTTGCGTTCCTCCGAGATGTGGGACGGCTTGCCGAACATCACCTGGAGGCGATCCAGCAGGGGCACGAGGTCGGCTGGGCGGAGCCGGTAGACGGGGACCTCCACGAACTCGTCATTGACGAGGCGCCTCTCTGTCGCGGACATGTCTTCACTGAGCTTGTCGAGGGCCTGCTCGATGACATCGATGGCCTTGTCCTTGAGCTCCATCTCGCGGGAGATGCGGTATGCCTGACGGTCGGCCATGAAGGTCACGGCTGACTCTGAGGAGCGGTCGCGGAACTTCTCACGCTTCTCCGCCCACTTGTCCTTCGTGGACCTTGTCATGATCAGGGAGTGGGCCATGCCGTGGTCCTGCGCGAGTTGGCGCAGGCTCATGTTCCCTGAAACGTACTCTCGTTCGAGTTGGTCGTAGTCGTGCTTCTTGTTGCTCATCGCTGGCGGACCTCCCGCGACAGCCCTACGTGGACATCTGGCTGGTCGGCCACCCAGATCTCCGTCCGCTTGAGGCGTGGGTGGTTGATGAGCAGGCGCTCCATGAACCACGCAGCAAGGGACTCGAGCGTCTGGGGGACGCCGAGCATGTCATCGAGGTCGTGGAAGTGAAGCTCCCGAGCGACCGCCTCCAGGTCGGCCTGAAGGGTGGTCTGCTCTCCGATCTCGGTGACGGTGATGAAGAACGAATGGCCGTGCTTGTAGGCACTCTCCGCGTCGTCCCGGTGGGTCGTCGCGAATGAAGTCGTAGCCGTGAGGTCTTTCACGCAGTCTCCGAACATGAAAAAACGGTCGGGCTGACGCACTGAAGTGCCAGCCCGACCGTTCGGGTTTCCGGTTGCTCTACGTGACGCCGATGGAGGTCAGGCCAGAAACGTCACGGAGCCGCCAGGAAGATGGACCCTGATGTAGTTGTACCAGAAAGCGTACACCCCGACTAGACCACCCCGCTACTCCTGGTCTGTTTGGGCGACATTCTCATCGACCCACTCGTCCTTCTCCGGGTCGTAGTGCATCTGGATGCGGAAGTCGGTGAGGCTCGCGAGGGTGATGCTCCCGTCCTCGAGCATGACGATCGCGGCGAGGGTGTCGCTGGCCTCCACGAGGCCCACCAGCATGCCCTCCCGGCCCTCGAGGTGCGCGGCCTTGAGTTCGACGCGGGGCAGGCCCTCGCGGTACAGGGTGATGCTCACGGTTTACTCCCTCCCTTGGCCCTGACGGCGACCTCGGGGCCGTAGGAGGCGATGCCGACCACTTCAGCCCGGTAGTAGCCGAACTCCGTCTCGAGGATGATCTCCTCCCCCATCGTGAAGTCCTTCGGCTTGAAGGACATCCCCCTCGCCCAGAGGGTGATCTTCATGCCGACGAGCGGCAACTCGATGTTCTTGCTCATCGACGCAGCCCAGCGCACTTCGCGCATGAGGGCGGCGAGGTGACGATGTCGCCCACGCCGACGACGAAGCAGACACGTCGGTTGCCGCAGTGGGCGCACCGCTGCCTGCGCTCCAAGCGTCGGTGGCCGACGCGGAGGAGTACTTCCAGTGGCCCGAGGGCGAACTGGACCGCGTAGTCCTCCGGGTCCTTCACCGTCCACGGCTGTTGTGTTCCTGGCTCTGCCATCAGATCTTCCCTTCTACTGCGAGCATGAGTCGACGCCCGATCCACTCCGCCACATTGACCACCAC